TTCTTAACTAACATTTTTGCCACCTATTAGAACGGAATATTTTCATCGTTCCCCTTATCATCTGCAAAATTATCGAAATTGCTGCCAGCTTCCGCATCATTTAACGCTGATACGCCTACGAAACTTGCAATTACTTCCGTAACATACCGTTTTTGGCCGTCTTGCGTTTCGTAGCTTCTTGTTTGAATTCGCCCCTCTACAAATAAGCGATTTCCTTTTCTGTAGTTGCCGACTGCTTCGCCCAGCTTGCCCCATACAACGCAATTAATGAACGCCGTTTGTTCCTTCGTTTCATTTGTAGCGCTATCAATATATGTATTGCTGGCCGCTACTGTGAACGTTGCAACCGCTTTTCCAGATTGTGTATAACGCACTTCTGGATCACGCGCAAGATTTCCCAATAATTGAACACTATTCATAATATAATTCCCTTCCTATTTTCTAATTCTATAGGGTAAATTTGCTCATTTTGCCCCTTTTACTATTCCGCCCTTATGATTTATCATTGACGGCTTAAAAATTCCATACAACGCATTTAAACGATTTTTCTCATTTGAAATAATTCATCAAGTGTTAAATGTGTTTGTAATTCGTTGTTAATGTTTTCTTGAATTGCCAGCATTTCGGATAATCTGAATTCAAATTCACCGCGTTCATGTTTCTTGTATGTTTCCGGTGATACGCCGGCAATCGCTGCCATTTCCGGTTGTGTATAGCCTAATAGCCGCCTACATTCGATTAACTTCGGAAACAGATTATGCTTTACATTCATTCCAGCACCCCATAATTAACTTTTTCCCTTCTTCGGAAATATCGGCATCTTTAACAATGGTTTTAAGGTCTACGGCTTCGTATTTTTCAATCTCAACTAAATGGCCGTTATCTAGCATCTTAATTTCTGTTTTCTGTGGCATGTTAAGTTCTGCGCGTTTACGCGCTTCCATTAACAGGCCATTACTTTTGATGCTGGCAGCTATTTCCATGTTCTTTTGTTCACGTGCGGCCAGTTGCTCATAAGCCTTACAGAATTGGCTCATTGCTGCGCTTTCGTTATAACTTTGGCTATTGCGTGGATCAAAGAAACGCCATACAGTTTTTGCCGCTAGTCTTGTAATACCTTCCAATTCATCAAGGCCTTTTTCATAACCTACGCTGCTTGCTTTTTTTCTGACTACTTCCCATGCATCTTGCGCAATCAATCGTTCTTCCTTGCCGTTTACATATCCGGAAATTTCCGCCGCCTTCTTGCGAATGGTTGCAACGGCTGGAACGAATTCACATGTATTAATGCATTGCTTAACCGCTTCCGCCAATGTTACCGGGTTAATATCTTCCAGCATGTAGGCGTACATTTTAACTTTTGCACTATCGAATTTGTCATATATCAATAATTGGCCCGTAGCCTTCAACGTTTCCGGCTTCATCTGTTCCCCCTTCTACCGCATCAATAAGCGCGTTTAATTCTGCAACCTTTCGTTCTGTATCCGTCATGGCTGCCATTTCATTTGAATTAAGATATGTATCGAAATGGCTTGGCGCGAATAGAGTTTTAGGCGTTAAGTACTTTTCTAGTTTTGTACCTTTCCATTCACGGCATTTTTTATCAATGACGGTTTTAAAATCGTTTACCGTGTATCCTTCTTTCAAGCGTGATCTAATTGCTTGTACATATGGTTTAGTTGTAGGCTTAAATTTAGAACCAGTTTTAAGATTAAGATATTCGATAATTTCAATATGAGAATTCGCCACACCGTCATGTGAAACATGACATATTGTTTCTTTTCTATTCTCTTCTTCTCTTATCTTATCTATTCTTATCTGTGTATCCAGATTGTATCCATTTTGTATACATTTTGTATCCATGTAGGTATTATCTGGGTTTATCGGTTGCCCTACCACTTCATAAACCTTGTTTTTTAACTCTACGCATTTTGCTTCCGGTAGTTCTGATTTTGAGTAACGATCACTTTGTACATAGTTATGTATCCGCCAATGTCTAATGACAATAACGCCAGTTTCAAAACCAATCACAAACCCTTTTGCGTTAAGTAGTTTTAAATCATCTTCCTTACACCCCGTTATACGCATAATGCTTTTTGGCGATTGAATAAAGCCGTCATCATCTGCCCTTAGCAGCAAATGAAAGTATAGGCATTGTGTACTTTGTGGCATATCTAGGAAATTATCTGTATCAATAATTTTCTTTGACATCATTCGCCGTTCTGCCATTGTATTTTTGAATTCCTTTCTTTTAAAATCTCCCGTATTTTCTTGGCATCGCTGCCATGTGCTTTTGTATGGCAATCTCTACAAAGGCAAGCCAAATTATTAAGATTTGACAAACCCCCGTGCGATCTAAACTCTATATGATGTACTTCGGTTGCCATTGCGCCACATAGTACACATAAACCCTCATCGCGTTCATAGGCCCATTTTCTGGTACGGGCATACAATACATTATCCTGTTTTTTCCTTTTGTTCATGTTCGCCCCATTCCCTTACAAGTGAATTGATATAATCGTTATCTTCAATCGGTATATTTAACTGGCTGCACTCATCAACTAATGCATCAATCAAACGCCGCATTTCATCTACCGTGTATACGCTGCTGCCATGATACGCACGAACGATTGTATAACCTTCGGTTTTGGCTGGGCCGGCTTCTTCTGCGTACCAGCCTAACCCGTGGCCGTGCCAAATTTCAATAAATCGCCCTGTAGCATCGTTTTTAATTGGTAGATAGGTAAATGTACCAGCTTCTTGAATAACACGCTTATATACATCGTTTTTCGAAATATATGCGTTCTTTGAAAGTTCCCGCGCTATCTTATCGCATAATACCCATGCATAAGCGTTAGCATTTAGCGAACGGCGTTTTACTTTCTTTTTGATTTCAACGATATATTCAGCTTCCGGATCTAACTTATTTAACGCTTCATCTTTCGGCGCGGGTATCAAGATATTCCAGCCAATCGACTTGATTAAATTGATACCCTTTGTTACCCATTTCATTAAATGCGGTCTCCAGCATCTTCATGCAACAATGCTTGTTCGTCATTGTCGTATAAGGTAAATCCTTTGTTTTCTTCTGCCCCATAATTCTTTAACCATTCAAGGGCGGCCACCATTTCAAATGCATCTAAAAGGGCAAGCCGTGGTTTTTTAAATTCTGCCGCAATATATTTGGTGATTTCCGCCGGCGGTACTTTTTTAGATTTTTGCAACGCTATAAATTCATCGTACCCTTTAACATGCGTTTCTTTTGGTTTAGTTGCTGCCGCTGGTGCTGCATTGCCGCCCATTGTAAAACGCACGCTTCCTTTGTTATCAACAATGATTAACTTGCTAATATTTCGATTTTCGTCATATTCAATTTCTTTAACTGTAAATTTTGCGTATGATTTAGGTTTTCCGTCTTTCCCTTTGTACCATTCGCCGCTTTGTAGGTTTATATATGTAAATGGTGCGGAGTATAATTCCCTACCAATTCCCCAGTTAAAGCATGCGCGCTTAAAACTGTCAGATGCTTGGCCTTTTTCCTTTTCGGTATTGCTTTCAGTACCTACATCGGACTTGCCAACCCATTCGCCAGTATGTTCGTTATAGATTGAAACCGTACAGTATAATCTATCGCCAATGATCGTATGTTCCCGTTTCCAATTTAATGCACCTACAACTTCATCAAGTAGTCGCATGTCAACACGTGCATCTTTATATAGCAGCACTACTGCGCCTACGCTTCCATTCTTTTCGTTTAATGATTGAATACGGCAATCTATTTCATTTGCTTTTAGTGTTCTAAATTCCATGTTTCACCGCCTATTTAATATAGAAATTCATGTTTGTTCTAACTTCTGCACCTTCTACCGTTTCGCCGGCTTTAAGTGCTTTCTTAATTGCCGTTTTATCAGCTTTAATTTCGACCTTTGTAAAGTCTGCCGGAATTACATCAAGATTGATAATTTCAACGCTTTCGCTTTTGCGGTATCCGCATTTGAAAGTGCCAACGGTTAGCGTTTCAAGCCCTTTTTCTTTTAGTGCAAATTCAACGTTATTTTTTAACCGTTCAACAAAATTTTCTTTTGTTTTCTTCATTGCGGTTAAACGTTCGATTTCTGCTTTAATACCAGCAATATCGCTTTCCGTATTTTTGATAAATTTGCCTGTATTTTCTAGTTTTTCTTCGATTGATACGTTAATCATTTCTAACGTATCTTGAATTGCTTGAATTTCTTCTTCTGTTTCCGCTGCTTCCAGCATTGTGGATAGTTCCGCATAATCTTTATTCAACGCATAAATGCTGCTCATCTTTTGCCACCTCTAACACCTTTACAATATCTCCAAACGCTTCTATTTCCGTCGTGTTTGTTAATTTGGGAAATCCTTTAATATGACATAAAAGGGATATATCTGTTCTATTATCTTTTGCATAAATATAGTGTTCAAACCTTCCGTAAGAATTCGCCGTTATTTCCAAAGTCATTGTTATATTTGGGTGTTTTATACCTTTTTCTATTTCAATTCCTTCAAAACATTCTAATAAATTAATCACGTTTTCTTTATCCATTTTTCACCTTGCCACCTTAACCAGCTATCATGTATGATATGGTTAAGATGCTTATTTAAAACTCACTTTTCGCATCTGCCCTTTAGTAATTGCCGTTACTATTGGGCCTTTTTTAATTTATCAATATAGATGCCACTATATAGCAGCGTTACACCTAATAGGCCTTGCAACATTGCTTCATAAAATGTTAGTACGTCAATCTCTAATGATCCCGGCGTACCTAACAACAATACAAAACCTACAATTTTCATAATGCTAGTCATTGACAAATTCCCCCGTAATCTCCAGTACATTGCTGGTGATTTTTTTTATACTGTTTTTTAGTTTTGCGTTTTCTTTCGCCAATTCTTCGTTTTCTGATTTTAATGCCCGGTAATTAACCGCATTTACTTCGGTTTCTAATCCGGCTATACTTTGAATTTCTTTGGCTGAAAACAAACAACCCGGTAATTTTGTTAGCTGGTGAATTGTGCCAGCGTTTCGCAAGTTGTATACCGACGATTTAGAAATGCCTAAAACTTCGGCCACTTCTTCCACGGTATACGTTAATTTCATTTCGTAACCCCTTTCATCAATTCAGATAAACCACAATTAAAGAAGTGCGCAACCTTTACAAGGCTACTAATACTTGGCGATTGTTCGCCGCTTTTCCAGCGTGAAATAACGCTTTCAGAAATTCCCGTTTCTTTAGATAACTTATAGGCGGTAACGCCTTGTTTATCCATTAACTGGAAAATGTTTTTTACTGTTGTTTTTATGGTTTACACCCCCTTATTTAAAATGTTATACTTGCGTTATAGCAAGTAATAAATATCTCACCTTTCACCACTTGCTACAACACGATTGTTTATAAGATTGCTTGCGTTTTCGCAACTACCTTATGTCTTTATTATACGTGCGTTAACGCAAGTAGTCCAATAAACATTTCGTAAATTTTATAAATTTTTATTTATAGTTTGCGGAGGTTAAACATGTTTTACCAAAAATTCTGCGATGCAATGCAATATAACCATAAGAAAAAAGGATAAAGGGTATCAATGTATCGTTTCATACAAGGACGGCAACCGCTGGCGCCAGAAATCTAAACAAGGTTTTGAAACACAAAAGGCGGCAAAAATCCACGCTCAAACGATCATTGATAAACTAAAAAAGACTATCACCGCAACCGATGATAGTCTTAGAAATATAACTCTTATTGATTTTTTTAACATTTATATTAGAGAAAACAAGCCGCGCGCATTTAACACATACCGCGCTTATGTGCGTACGTTTGATATATTCAAACCTATATTTAGCGAAAAAATTGCGAATATTACGCCGTATCAAGTGAAACGCATATTAAACGATACAACATATGCAACGGCTTCCAAAAACCTTGCCTTGGGCATAATTCAGCGTTTATTTAGTTATGCGGTATACCAATATAAAATAATTCCTATAAACGAATTAAAAGTTATACCACGTTTTAAAAATAATAAGCCTATTAAAATAAAGGCGTTATCAGATATAGAAATAGAAACATTTTTAAACGACGTAAAGGATAGAAATTATAAATACTATGTTATATTTTCTATTGCTGCCTATACCGGCATGAGATACGGAGAAATTATTGGCCTTACTTGGGATAACGTAGATTTAGATAGTAATACAATTAATGTAGTGCAGCAATTCGGCGCGATTGATTACAATAAATATGCGTTAAAACCGCTTAAATCAAAAAATAGCTATCGGCAACTACCTATACCGCCAGTATTAGCAAGAATATTGAAAGATTACAAAGGAACATATTCAACTGGCCGCCTTTTTAATAATAGAATTAGCAGCAGCTGGGGCGCATCACAAATAATGAAAAGTTTCTTACCGGATAACTCCATTCATGATCTACGCCATACATACGCAACTAAATTATTATCAAACGGCGTAGATATAAAAACAGTATCCGCCCTATTAGGTGATAGTCTACCGACGGTATTAAAAACATACGTTCATTTTTCAGATGATATGCGACTAAAGGCAGCCGATAAAGTTGCCAATATTTTTGGTTAATTATTTTTGCCGAATTTTTGCCGTTGGAACACAAACATACTTTAAATAAGGCGTTTTATAGGCTATTTGTTATATCTCATTTATTATATCGTATATGATAATTTTTATCCATGAAATAGCACATTGTAGTTTTTAACTGATTGGCCATAACGCAAATTTTGAAATTCATTCCACAAAATTATATAGTTTTATATGAAATTTTTGCCGTATTTTTGCCGTCAAAACAAAAAAGAGGGGTACCGCTTATGGTACCCCTTTCTTATTAATCTAATTCAACAAGGCGTTTTAATTCGCCGTTTACGAACCACATTTCACAACGTACGTTGTTATGGTCTGTGAGTGTTGCGGTATACAAGCCGTCTTTCTTTGGGTTTACTTCTTCCGCGAACATATGCGTTTTGCCTTCAAATGTAAATGTTTTCATAATGTTTCCTTTCCAACTGTCAACTAATAGTTTACTGTTGCAAGCCGTGCAACTCGGAGATAATCGGATCACCTACCATTTCGCAAATGTATAAAGCGCGCTGGCTCCTTTGAAATGCTTACCGTCAAAATGCGCTAGGCCTTGAAAGTCGCCAGCTTGATAACCTACCGTTTCGTATACCTTACCCGTTT